GCAACCTCGCTACGGTGGCAGTGTGTGCTAAGAATTTGTGATCATTGCTGCCAATGAGGCCATCATCTCCTTCTACAACAAAGTCATAATCCTCTAATCCATAAGTGTGTGCAGCAAACTATATGACCATCTAGTTTAGGAATGTGTTGCCCAGGGATGTCATCATTTCACCAGACTTTCTAGACCGGAAATCTACAAATTTCACATCTCCATTCTTTGATGAGCAAAGCATCGGTTGAGTGAGTGCATGCTCATAAAACTCAGAGAACAAAGGACAGATTTTCTAGATCAGCATTAGATCCGAGGTGAGCAAAGACGCTTTTTATGATGCATCATACTTTGAGTAGTCAGTTTCCATGATGTATCTATAGTTGCCTAGTCTGTTTTGCACATGTTCAATAATTTCCTCAGGTTGAAGTTTCTTGATCATGTGTTCTGACTGGTAAACCTGTTCAGATACCATGTGATATGGCACCTGGCTGAAATTTCTTAGCTCTTCGCCTATTGCCTGTATTGCTCAAGGAATAGATTTACTACCTTAGAGTATTTCTTCTTTAACAAACAAGTCTGAGTACACACTGAGTCTCCCTTTTACCACAGTTTGATCTATTCTGAGTATCATCTGGTCTTATTGTCCAGCTGTTTTAGACTACATGTTTTTGATGTGGTGTATGGTGTCTTCGTGCCAGTTGTGGAATCTTTCGACTTGATTGATATCCTCGAAGTAGTTGTCCTCTATATGTCGATGAACAAAGTATTAGAATCTGTGTACCATCTCACTATTCGGGAGATTCTTGGATGAGTTAGTTCAGTACATGACCGCTGCGATGAGATTATGTGTGCAATTTTTGGTGAAGTTGAGTGGGCAATCAAAGAAAAATGACAAGGGTTTTATCTTCTTGGCTTCACATGGTTTCTGCTTTGCTGATAGCATTTGCACCACTCAACCTCTCTGCCAGACCAATTTCTTTGGAAGAGATCCGAAGCAGCAATCTGATAATACCCATTGTCCATTTTCTTAGTACAACTCAGATTCTCTTGCCGAATGTTGTTCCCAGTTTTGATAGTCTTGTTTGTTCAGCTTTGTGGTTCTGTGTATCACTTCTAGTCCATGGTGTTGGTAAGATTGGTTGCTTTTGCTTCAAGCTACGCTCAATGCATTTAGCAGGTCGTGGAGCTGTGGTCCCACTCAGTCTGCAAAACCTGGGTAAGTCACAAATATGTGATTACATGATTCACATGTGCAGTTTTCGTGGCTTGAGGAGAAATGTCTGTAGCATGGACATTCTCAGAAAGCATGCATTTTCCACCAGTCTTCGATCAACATATCGTGGCCAACCGGCTACACTCTTACTGTGAATCCTCCTCTTCTTACCACTGCATATGCATGTCAGTTGACAAATACCAGTTCAATTTCATCTGGAGCAGTTCCTATTGTTTCCTTCTTGCCCAAAGTCAGGTTGTATATGATTATCTTGTACTTGTCTTTGAGATTTTTGATGTAGTCTTGAATGGTTTTCCCTCCTGCTCGTCTAATGAGTGGGACACCAACAATTTG